CTGCCACACTCGCGCCACCACCAGAGCCTGTGGCTGTTGCATATCCCGTTGTCACAACGGCGTATGTATCGCTGTCTATGACTTGGAAGATCACGAACTCTTGATTTATCTGAGATGCTGTGATGCCATTTACACTTGTAGAGCCTGAGATCGTTATATAATCACCAGCAACTGCGCCATGATTTACATCAGTGATAACGATAATATTTGGCTGTTCAATGTCTGATTGAGCGGTTCGAATGTAATAATTATTCGCTGTGAAATCAATCGCAAAGCCAACAACATTTTCGCCAAGAAGCTCTTCAGAGCTATTTCCAGCATTTGTGTAAATTGGATTCGAGGAGAGGCTTGCAGTGCGGCGAAGCGGAGTGATATCAATGATGCTTGATGTGTTATCGACATAGAACTTGATGTTTGTTGGGCAGGCAAGATACTGAGTGCCGATCAAACTCGACCAATCATACATCTTTCGGCACACCCCGATAAGAGCTTCCTGATTGGAATAGATCCTTGTCCAGCCGCCAATCTTCTCGGGCAAGCCATTTCTGAAGCGAATATAATCGGAGTCAAACCAACCGCCGCTGTTTGCGTAGTTGGTTGAGTCTCGATTAATACCCGGCTGTAATTTGATTTTGGCGAGCATTTAAATGCCCTTAAGAAAGGTTCTTCAGTTTGTAGAGGGTGGTGAGGTAGATCCCGACAATCTCATCGAGAATGTTTTCGAGTGCCGGGACACCATGACCGATCTTGGCGCGGTTGCGGGAGATCCAATTTGCGTCATCCGTGAGGCACTTGATGATCTCTACGGACTCATCCTTGCAGGACAGATCAACGTGGCCGATGATCCCCTTCGAGCCCTGACAAGCCTCCACAAGCTTGTCGAGGGCATCGATAAGGTCATCATAAAACGATCCAAGAGCCTGATGCTCAGCATAGGATTTCGTCTTCCAATGCGCGAGATGCGCTTGGTTGCGAGTCCGAAACACCATCGCGATGAGTTCTTCGATCATCTTTATTCTTACCTTTATTATTCAAGTGGCTTGCTGTTCCAAAGGTCAATATATGGCTGCACAAAAGCAGGGTCTGTGATCCATAAACGATCACCGTGGTTAACATCAACCCATCCATAATCCCCTTGCCACTGAATCACGAGCCAATTTGGGTCTATGCCTTCAAACACAAACCCAAACTTTGGAACGAGGTCAACAACAATCACGCCATCCTCAAAAACGACTGTAACCTTCATTTCCGTCCCTTAAGTCTTTATGATGTAATTAAGAATAAATGTTGGCTGCACGTTATTGTGAGCAGTTCCGCTGCCTGCTGATTCAGTATTTGTACTGTCTCCCGTACCCGACGATCCAATCGTTGTACGAGAGGCGCCAGAGGTGCTATTAGTCCCGATGATTTGATGAGTATGCGCTGCAAGTTGTGCGGTCGTCAGTGTGTGCGTTTCCGAACCGCCAGCGGCACCCAAAACGTCACCATCTACACCACCACTCTGGTTCGTAAGACGATTGGCGGATGTGCCGCCCATATCGTCTTCGCCAGCAACAACACGGCCACGAAGGTCAGGAAGGTTGAATGTTGTGGAGCCGTCACCAACGCCGTAAGTCGTGCTGACTACTGCAAAAAGAGACGCATAGGTAGTGCGGCTTACTGCTTGACCAAAGCACAGAAGCCATCCAGTAGGGGCTGATGTTCCTGCATACGGTATGACAGAAGCAACCGGGATATCACTTGTGACGGTTGATGAAATGGTGTTTGAAGTGGCGTTGATTGAAATTCCTGTGCCAGCAGTCAGGAAGGTCATTGCCCCTGCTGTGTCGTTCCACCCAAGAACCGCATTGGCATTCGGGTCAACAAGGCTTGCACCAGTGCCGCCATCTGCGAGAGCCAAGTCGGTGATGCCAGTTATGGAGCCGCCAGTGATGCTCACTGCGTTCGCATTTTGTGTCGCGATTGTGCCGAGACCAAGCGTGGTGCGCTGAGTGGAGGCATCCGCGTCATCGATAAGAGCCGCACCAGCGGTGGAAATCGTCACGTTCGAGGCGGAAATATCAAGCGTTCTATTTGACGTTGCGCCAGTGGTGAGTGTCAACACTGTGTTGGCTGTGAGGTTTGACCCAACGGCAATCGAAAGGATATTCGATCCATCACTATCTCTCACGCTCAGGCTGGACGCATTCGCCACAACCGACACATTTGATAGCGATGAATTTGATACAGTAGCACCAGAAATCGAGCCGCCCGTGATGCTCACATTATTTGAGTTCTGAGCCGCAATGGTCCCATTAATCAGGCGGGCATCTGTGCCGTCAACATAGAGGAAGTAGGTGGAGCCATTTGGCACACTTACACCAGTTTGGCCGCTAACCTTGAACGTAACGGCAAAACCACCAGTAGTGGCATTCTTCACCACATAGAGCTTTTCAATCGCGGGGCAAATAACATTACGGGTGGCAGTGAGAGCGCCCGTAAGATTGATCACCATGTTGCGAGACTGGTCTGCGGAGCCATTGCTCGTCGTGAGAGTGGTGTCGGCACCATCCGTTACTGCAACAGAAACATAGCCGCCGATAGCCTCTTCAAGAAGAGTGCCGAGGTTGGTGTTGGTGGTGGAGCCCCATGTGCCCTGCTGTTCACCAGTGCCGATCAGTTCAAGGCGAAGATTGGGAGAATAAGTTGATGCCATTTTACGTTACCACCGTAGTCCAATTCGGGGTTTGAGAATCCGCCACAGCAACCCAGTTTGGGACTTGAGTTGTGATAATTTCAGTCCAAACCATGTTTACACAATCCTGATAATGGCGTACGAAGCATTCGCTGTTGGGAAGATAATTTCGAATGTGGCGTTGCTTACCGACTGATCAGAGCCAAAGGCCAGAGAAACAACGGATGCGTTCGCCGCATTTGCGTTGTAAATCAAGGCCCCGTTTGCCGTGAAGGTTGCTGCGGGCCAAGAGACAGTCTGGAATGTTGCATATGCAGTTGTGCCGGATGTTGTCGGGTTCACGTTTGTGAGTGTGGTGCCACCAGCAGTGTAGCCAGCACCAGTGATTTCCCCCGCCGCAGTGTAGGCTGTTGTTTCTGCCCCGATAACAGCGGAAGATGTGTAGAGCGCAATCTTGAATGTGTTGCCCCCGACAGCACTGAAATTATGCTTGCCCTCAAGAAGTTGCTTCTTGAAACTGGTTGTTAGTGCCGTGGATATCATGTTACTTCACTAATTTGGAGTTATGCGGGGTTCTGAATTCCGATAAGTGTCGGAGCGGTTGCGGCCTTCACCAATAACCTTGAGGGCCTCGATAGATTCCTTGTATCTTCCTGCGTAGAGCGAGATAAGATCCGCTTCACCCTTCAGGTAGGAATAAGCCTCGAATAAACATCCATACAAAAGGGCGGTTTCGGCATTCTCGCTCAGCCATGTGCCGGATGTTGCCTCCACAATCGACTCAGGCTCATAGAAGTAATGAAGCTCAACTTCGTAGTTTGAGTTTGGAGGGGGTGCGAGAATGATCGTGTCGTTGTCGAAGAGAGAGTAGTAGCGCGGCACGCCAGTGGTGGTGGTGGAGGGGTAGGCTTCGCGCATGAATGCCACATCCTTCGGCAGGAGGTATTCATAGTTGTTGTTGTTGTTTACCGCAATTGAATATGTGGCGAGGTAGTCTGTTGGCGTAGAGAGGTAGCGGTTTCCGCTTGATAATGTCCCCGTCACGTTCTTCTTCAGAACAGGGATCTGCACATCATAATAGATACGTTGCTCCGCCTGCCGAATGATTGTGTTCATATCGGCAGTAGGGATGCCATTGGCATCTGTCTGGAGATACCCGTGGATAGCGTCTACAAGCTGTGAGTAGGTGAAGGACATATCAGCCCTGCTTCTCCGAGATTTTCAAACCCCGTGTGGCAGCACCACCGCCACGCATCTTGAGCGGCTTCTTCAGCACCTTCATATTGCCCACATTCACACCCCGCCTCATACCACCTTCAACTGTGGCATCTGAGGGAAGCTTAAGCCGTGCGTTCTGCTTTGCCATTATACCATCTTCCCCTTGCTCTTACCGCGCTGAGCGCAGCCATTTGCCTTCACAAGGCCACCCTTGGCGAGAGCCATGCCAACGCCCTTACGAGCAAGGCCACCGCCCTTCATGCCAGCCTTACGGCCCATCATGCCCATCAAACGATCCCGAATCTGACCGGGAATCTTCTTCCCTTCCGGGCGCATGGGCGGCACCACAACACCACCCGGACCCTGAACAGGAACGCCACCGCCGCCACGAATCCGACCGCCCGGGCCACGAATCGGCATCGTTGTGTAGTCAGGAACACCCTTGATGGGGCCGCGTTCATTGGGCTGTGTGCCGCGCTGCATCATGGCGTTGGCCATACCGCCGTCCATCATACGCTTCATCTTCTTTTTCTTCTTCGGCGCTTCAGTGACGGTGCCGGAACCAACATAGTCGCCAGACTTGGGCTCTGTGCGCTCAATGAGCGCCTTCATCTCTGAAGTGTCTTTCTTGCTGTAGCCAATGGGCTTCTTCTTATTCATTTTATTTCTTTCTTTCTTTACATCTCACCTGAGTAGGTGACTTGGCTCTTAACGCCATTAATAACAAGGGAGATAATCCCAACCTGTCCTGTGGCGTAAACTGCGGGGTTTCCAACGGGGTTCCAGCCCCAAAGCTCACGGCTCTCTACCTGAGCAGTGTCTGGGCGGGGATTAAGAAGCGCAATTGGGTCATTAATCGGAACGCGGCCAATGAAGTACTGCGGATGGTCCTTGTCGAGGCAATAGGGGCAGTTTTTGATGTTTGTGGCTCGGCCTGCAACTATTTGAATTTTTAGGTCCTTGAGATCATACCTCTGGTTGCACGTGTCACAGAATGCAAATGCCAGTTTTCCCTTTGCGTAATTAACTGACATTGCGAATCCTCTTGAACGACCATCCTTTTACTCTTGATTTTTTACCTGCTTCAGACTTTTTTAGGCTGTTCGATATATTGCCAGCATCAAGACCAAGAATTCTTGCGGCCTCAGATATTGAGAAGAACGTCAAAAAGACACCTTCTTTTTCGCATTCGACAGGGAACCCACCTAGCGATTTTGATTTCTTCCTGCGGGTTTCCTCTGAGTACTTTCTCCCCAAGTTCCATTTGTTCCCGATCTTTCCAGCAGCCATTTTTGCGCGAGTCTCGGGCGATCTCTTGACACCAAGAGATTTCTTATTGCCAATTTGGGCGGCGCTCATCTTGGCTCTTGTCTCGGGAGAGCGGGAAAATCCAGAAAGCCCGTCTCCACCATCAGTTAAGTTTACAATGCTTACGTTCATTTTCCGAAGGCGTTTAATCAGGCCACGTTCAAGCTCAAATGCAAAGTCTTCTGTAGAACACTCCATTTTCCCAACGAGGATATTCTCCAGACCATGCTCATTAAGGATTTTGGTGTGCTGTAGGTTGTGCTCTCTTTTTTTGATTGACACCCTTTTCTCGTCACCTTTACCAACATAGAAAGGCGTCCCGTCAGGCTTGCAATGGATGTAGGCGTAGAAAGACATCAGAAATCATACCCTACAAATGGTGTAAACCTGACGCTTGATCTATCTCTATCTTCATCGCTGGCCAATTGAAATGCCTCATCGTACAAATCTTTTAGCATCGAAATGCGGTCCTGAACCTCGGGACGCTTGAGCGCGATGTGATATGCCAGCCCCGCAGTTAAGGCGTTGTAGAACCGGAACGGCACCTGAATGGTCTGGCTGATTGGATTGGTGGCGTCATCAAGGCGCTTCATATACCAATAAGCCAGCGTGTATGTCGTGCTGGAGTCAGGCACGGGCCACAGCGTAATCTGCGGCGAGGATGTCGCGCGGTTCACATAGATCTGGTACGGCCTGCCAGTCTGGTCCTTTGTCGGGATATTGGCGTAGGTCGAGACAGAAATGCGATTGAGAGAAATGTCAGTCGGGATGCCGCCGCTTGTCGTACGGCACACATGCTCAATATAGTCCACGGCGTCAGCCGGAAGCCCGTCTGAAGTAGTGTATGTCTTCTGCCCCGGCACAAGGGTAAGAGTGCCGGAAGCGACAGTCCAAAGGTTTAAACCTTTATTTGCAAATTCCGTCAAAAGGAAATTGAGACTACGGCGAGCCGTCTTGAGGTCATAGCCAGAGCGAAGCTCAAGGCCAGCCCTCTCGTAAGCCTCTTCCACGATTTCCCCGATGTCGGGGTTCCAAGTTGTTGTGCCGCTTGTTGTCATGTTTAAACCTTAATGTGAGCCCCGCTCCAAGAGGCATCCGCCGATTAAAGGAGCCGCCTACCCAAATGCTCACTGCCCGACTTCGTTAAAAGCTTCCCCTGTTGCCCCTATCACCGCTCTTCGGGCCAAGCTTTTTTGAACCCCGAAGATGCAAAGGCTTTGCTCTGCGGCGATGCTTGGTCTTGTGAAGCGTAACCATGGAGCCAATAGACTGCTTATTCAACATTAAATTTATCCCATTGCCCGCTGAGCGGCAAGCC